CGTTCACAAGGAACACGTGCTTTTGCCTAATTCTTTATAGAATAACACTCAGAGGAGGGATATATAATAGTATCCCTCCTCTTTTTTATTTTATGGATACATTATGGAAATTGAAGTTAAACTTGAAGAACTAAAAAAGGCAAAGTTGTTTATTGCTACACCAATGTATGGTGGCATGTCACACGGCCTTTATGTTAAGTCTTGCTTAGACTTACAAACTACAATGGCGAAATACGGAGTTGAAACTAAGTTTTCATTCCTGTTTAATGAATCGCTAATCACTCGAGCTAGAAATTATTTGGTTGATGAATTCTTGCGCTCTGGTTTTACACACTTATTGTTTATCGATTCTGATATTCATTACAGTCCACAAGATGTGCTAGCACTTTTAGCACTTGATAAGGATGTTATTGGTGGTCCTTATCCTAAGAAATCTATCAACTGGGGTAATATCGCTTCTGCGGCACGTACACATCCAGGTTTGGAACCTAGAGAACTTGAGAACCTTGTTGGCGAATATGTCTTCAATGTTGTTAAAGGTACATCACAATTCACCGTAACAGAACCACTTGAGGTTATGGAAATTGGTACAGGTTTTATGTTGGTTAAGAGTGAAGTGTTTAAGAAAATGGAGAAAGAATATCCAACTATCAAATACAAACCAGACCATGTTGGTCAAGCTAACTTTGATGGCTCACGATACATCCATGCTTTCTTTGATACAGTAATTGATACCAAAGATAGTATTACGGGCGGTGGTTCTGAGCGTTATCTAAGTGAAGATTACATGTTCTGCCAAATGTGGCGTAAGATGGGTGGTAAAATCTTCTTGTGTCCATGGATGAGAACACAACACATTGGTACATATGCCTTTACTGGTAATATGCCTGCTGTTGCTCAGTACACAGGGAAACTATGATGCCTAGGTTTGAAGAAGATGTGGTAAAAGCTTCTCAAACCGCCACCACTGGTGGTCGCAAATTCGATGGTAACAAGCTAGAATACGGCTTGTTGCCGCCGAACGCATTAGAAGCTACTGTTGACGTTTTGACATTTGGTGCTCAGAAGTATGAGCGTGATAATTGGAAAAAAGTACCTGATTCTAAACGTAGGTATTTTGATGCCCTACAGAGGCATTTATGGGCATGGAAAATGGGTGAGATTATAGACCCCGAGTCTGGCAAACATCACCTTGCTCATGCTATGTGTTGCCTCATGTTTCTATATGAACATGATACAATCTATTCTGTGAATGATTAATTTTTTTGGAGTATATTATGAAACTATCGAGTGAAACCCTTTCAGTATTGAAGAATTTTGGTAACATTAACCAAGGTCTGTTCTTTAAAACTGGTAAAACATTAAAGACCGTATCGTCACACAAGAACATTCTTGCTCAAGTGACAATCAATGAAGAAGTACCTACAGATTTTGGTGTTTATGACCTAAACAACTTCCTGTCGGTTGTTTCTTTACATAAAGACGATCCATCATTTGAGTTTGATGAGAAACATGTTGTTATCGTTGGCAACAAAGGCCGTTCTAAAATCAAATATCGTTTTTGTGACCCAACAATGATTAACACACCGCCAGAAAAAGAACTGACGATGCCTGAGGCTGAGATTACTTTCACCTTAACATCTGAAGACTTTGATTGGATTCTCCGTGCGGCATCTGTGTTGTCTTCACCACAAATTGCTATTGAATCTGATGGTACAGAAGTTAACATTGTAACCTTAGATTTGCAAAACGATTCTGCTCATAGTGATGCATTGAAGTTAGATGCAGGCGGCAATGGCAGTAAGTATCGCATGATTTTCAAAACAGAAAACATCAGCAAGATTTTGGCTGGAACATATGATGTATCCATTTCTTCTAAAGGCATTTCACATTTCAAAAATAAAAATGTAGCACTACAATATTGGATTACTACTGAACAAGGTAGTAAATTCTCCAAAGAGTAATTGTTTATTTTTTTTATTATGATTTATGTGAAAGGTTCCTATGGAACATCTATTGTGGACAGAGAAGTATCGGCCTCAAACAATCGAGGATTGTATTCTACCAGAAAGGTTGAAAAAACCATTCCAAGAATACGTGAATCAGAAAAACATTCCCAATCTTCTTCTGGCTGGTGGGGCAGGAGTAGGGAAAACAACAGTAGCGAAAGCCATGTGCAACGAAATCGGTTGCGACTACATGGTAATCAATGGTTCTGACGAATCAGGTATTGACACATTCAGAACCAAGATTAAGAATTATGCCTCGTCAATGAGTTTAACTGGTGGCCGCAAGGTCATCATCATTGACGAAGCTGATTACTTGAATCCTAATTCTACACAACCAGCCTTGCGTAATGCTATTGAAGAATTTGCAAGCAATTGCTCATTCATTTTCACATGTAATTATAAGAATCGTATCATTGAACCACTACACTCACGTTGTGCAGTTATTGAATTCTCGTTGAAGAATGGTGAGAAGGCTAAGATGGCCTCTGCGTTCTTTAAGAGAGTTCAATCAGTTTTGCAAAGTGAAAATGTTGAGTATGAAGATAAGGTTATTGCTGAGTTAACTAAGAAACACTTTCCAGATTTTCGCCGTATTCTAAATGAGTTACAGCGTTACTCACAGTTTGGTAAAATCGATACAGGCATTCTTGCTCAAATCGGTGATGTTTCTATTACTGAAGTTGTAAAATTTATCCGTGATAAAGACTTTGGTGCTATTCGTAAATGGGTTGCAACCAATGAAGTGGATTCTGGTACATTGTTCCGTAAGATTTACGATTCAATGTATGATGTTATGAAACCTCAATCTATTCCACAAGCAGTATTGATTCTGGCTGACTATCAGTATAAGTCCGCTTTTGTGGCAGACCATGAGATTAATACAGTTGCTTGTTTGACTGAAATCATGGTGAATTGTGAGTTCATATGATTTTAGATTTATTCAGACCTACAGTAGAGTGGATTAAAAATGACTGGTACAGTAATCGTTTTCGTTTTTGCATTGAGTTGCTTGCTTGGTGTATCAGTATTGGGTGTTCTATTACCATGGCTGTCACAGTCCCAAATCCGCCCTTACTATTTCTTTATCCTATTTGGATCATCGGCTGTAGTCTCTATGCTTGGGCTGCTTGGACTCGCCAATCTTTCGGCATGCTGGCTAACTACATGCTTTTGGTAACAATTGATTCCGTTGGCCTGATCCGGATGTTAGTGAATTGACTGCCGGCGAACCGTCCGTAAAATCTCTAAATCTTACGGATACTAAATACTTGGTTATGCATTAAAATTATGAATCCATTTGATTATGTTAACGCTATCTTGCAAAACAAGAAGCAATTGATTGTTGATGAAGCTTCTGAGAAAGACTATACATCTTTTTTGGTAAATCGTAGTCTTTCCTACCATAAAGACTGTATAATGTATGCAAATGAAATGAACCGGAGGCACTTCCTCGATAAAAAACTACAGAATGATTTCCTTCTAAATACCGTAAGGTCACAGAAAAGACCATTTGCCAAGTGGGCTAAAGTTGAAAAAAGTGAAGATTTAGAATGTATAAAGCAAATCTATAATTTTTCTGATTCGAAAGCTCGTGACGCCTTGCGTCTTCTTAGCAAAGAACAAATCCAAGAATTAAAAGAAAAAACCGACACCGGTGGATTAAGGAAATGATATGGTTGATTTATCAAAGTTCGTTGAGGTTATTCTTAACGAACAGGATGATTTTTTAAAGGTTCGGGAAACCCTAACAAGAATTGGTGTATCCTCTCGCAAAGAGAAAGTGTTATACCAATCTTGCCATATTCTGCACAAGCAGGGTAAATATTACATTGTACACTTTAAAGAATTGTTTGCGTTGGATGGAAAACCATCTAATATTTCTGAGAATGATATTCAAAGGCGTAACGCTATTGCCAATTTATTGGAAGAATGGGGTCTGATTAAAATCTTGAATAAAGAAATTATGACTGATAACATTGCACCTTTACATCAAATTAAAATTATAGCTTTCAAAGAAAAAGACCAGTGGGAACTTATTGCTAAGTACAACATTGGTAAGAAAACACAAGACTATTGAAGAACCCACCTTAGGGCCGTTTGATGCTACGGTAACAAGGCGTCCGTGCAATTGAACTGCCACACGTTAGTTGGTCCAGTATAAAGTAAGCTGGATGATATGCCTTCGGGGTATCAATTTTATCAACTCGCTTAATAGGAGAAAACTATGACTCGCTTTACAACATTGTATCCTCAGTTTGTTGGTTTTGACCAATTGTTTAATGAGCTTGAAAGACTCGTTGAAGGTCAACCACCAACACGCCAAACTTCTTTCCCACCACACAACGTACTCAAAGTAGATGACAATCATTATGTCGTTGAAATGGCCGTTGCTGGTTTTGCCAAGAATGAAATCGACATTGAATTGGATGATGGCATTCTTGTTGTGAAAGGTGAGAAGAAAGATAAAGATGATGCTGAGTATTTGTATCGTGGTATCGCAACACGCTCGTTCACTAAATCTATCCGCTTGGTAGATACTATTGAAGTTCGTGGTGCAGAGTTCAAAGATGGCATTCTACGCATTGGTTTGGAGAATGTTATTCCTGAGAATAAGAAACCACGTAAAATTGAAATTGGTAATGGTTTAAAGTTACCTAAACCACAACTGCTTCAAGAAAAAGAAACAGTTTAAACCAAGGGGCTTCGGCCCCTTCTAGGAATATTATGTCGCAAGTGAAACTGATGAATCATACTCACAGAGAGTATGCATTTAATTTTGAATCTAGTTGGGTTGTTCCTGCTTACGCTGGAGGTTCTGCACCAACCGAATGGCATCCGAACGATGACCGTTATGTTAATGTGTACCAAGAAGGTTTAGATGTAAATAAAACCATTCGTAGGTATCGTGGATACTATTCACATGTTGATGAAACTTCTTTTTTAAAGGCGTTGGGTCAACAAGCAACTGACTATTATCTTTACGCAAATGATTTTACCACACAATATCTTGGTGTTGGTTCTTACCGAAGATATCTTGCCGTAGAACAAGGTGTTGGTTTTATGGATGAAAAATTAATTGTTCCATCTAACAATGATACCTGTAAAGTATTGACATCCGATTCTCAACGTGATAAAATAGTACAATACTTGCAATCAGCTGATGTGGTCTGTAGTCGTTTTAGATACATGAACAAATCAATTGAAGCACAGTACCTTGAATCACAGCTGCCTGAGTATTGGGAATTATTCAAAGAAGCTATTGTAAAACTGTATCCTGAATATGAAAGGCATATGATTTGGTTTACAGATTATAGCATTTGTAATTATGAATGTGTCTATGTCATGGAGAATTATAACTTCAAACGATTGACACAAGAGTATTTCTTCATCATGGAATATATTTGGAAAAATTGTTCTGAAACATTTCCTGATAAGAATATTAAACAATACAACTGTACAGAAATTAATCCATGGAGATATCCTGGTTTTCTAAATGAAAGATTTGTGCCATTTTTCTTCTATGCAAACGGGTTTAGAAAGATTGAAGTGCCATTGGCCTTTTTAACATGAAACAGAAATTTATAGATGCACATATGAAAACTGCTGAAGTTTATGCTGAATTGTCCTCAGCAAAAAGACTTCATGTGGGTTGTGTTATTGTAAAAGACAATACAATCATTGGTATTGGTTACAATGGCATGCCTTCTGGTTGGACAAATGAGTGTGAAATGGTTAAGCATACTGATTTTACAGGTATTATAATAACTATGTCCAAGCCTGAAGTGCTTCATGCAGAGACTAATGCGATTGCAAAGGTAGCTAAATCTACTAACTCTACAGATGGTGCTACTATGTTTATCACTCATGCGCCTTGTATTGATTGTGCCAAGTTGATCCACCAAAGTGGTATCAATAGTGTTTATTATCGGAATAGTTATCGTGATGATGACGGAATTGAATTTTTAAAGAAGTGTAATGTAGAGGTAATTAAATATGACTAGTGTTTTTAGGGATGTTGAAACGTTTATGACCGCAGCTGGTCAAACTACAGATACGGACAATGATGAACAAGCATTATTGTACCGAAGGTTAATCAATGAAGAATACCACGAATTCATTGATGCTGTTAGTAAGAATGATGATGTTGAAACCATCGATGCCTGTTTTGATACTATGTGGGTAATCATTGGGTATATGAATTCCCGTGGCTGGGACACAAAGGGTATTTGGGATGAAGGTTCCCTTAGTAACCTAAAGAAGATTGATAGCAAAACTAAAACGGTAATCAAACGTGAAGACGGCAAAGTTCTTAAACCTGAAGGTTGGAAGAAGCCAGATTTCACCAAGTTTGCCAAGTAAAAGCTTGCAATTTATTAATAATTCTGTTATAATACATTATCGTATATTTTTTAAGAGGTAAATATGAATTTACGTGAAGTGGCCAAAAGGTTGGTCAATGAGTACAAAATGCCTCATGCGGACAGATATGAACTGTTCTTGCGTGAGTTTGATAACAAGGTAGAAGTCCTTGGTTGGATGCAAGACCCAACCATTGATGCTCACAAGTTTAACGGACGTGAGATGCTCATCCCAAAACGTTGGGTTACCATTGGTGTAGTTGATGCGGAGGTTCGAGTATGAACATCCAATTAATTACTTTTAAAACAAATCACACTCTCTTGGCTGAGATTGTGGAAGAAACAGGGTACATTCTTTTAAAGAAACCTGTGCAATGTATCATGCAGCCAACTAAAGATGGTCCTATGATGGCATTCTCTCCCTTTATTCAATTCTGTGAAGAATTTGAAACTGGTATTAGAATCAACAATGAGGACATTCTTTGTACTACAACTCCTTTGCGGGAATTGGTAAATCAGTATAGCGAAATGTTTGGGTCTGGTATTCAAATTGCCACATCTATTCCAAAATTCTGATATAATATATGAATGACTAATAACTATTACACTAACGTTGTCGGTGTTGGCAACAATATTTTTTATCGTGGTGTAAAAGACGGCCGGCGTGTTAAGTATAAAATTGCTTACACGCCGACTTTGTTTTTGCGCTCTAATAAAACCACCAACTTCAAAACACTTGAAGGTGATTACCTTGAGCCTATGAAGTTCGAAGGTATGCGTGAGGCTCGTGATTTCGTTAATCGTTATGATGGTGTTCAAGGCTTCGATGTATTTGGTAATGCCAACTTTCAATATGCTTTCATTGCAGACCAACACAAAGGTATGATTGATTGGGACATTAACCATGTTTCGATTGCCGTTATCGATATCGAAGTTGGTTCTGAAAATGGTTTCCCTGACCCATATCAAGCAAACGAACCAATCACAGCTATCTGTATCAAGTATTTGAATGGTGTTGCAACAGTCTTTGGATGTGGTGAGTTTAGAAATGACCGTGAAGATGTTATCTACACCAAGTGTAATGATGAATACGACCTGTGCAAGAAGTTCTTGGCGTTCTGGCAAGAAAATTGTCCAGATGTTATTTCTGGTTGGAACATCAAGTTCTTTGATATTCCATATCTTGTGAATCGTATTACCAAAATACTTGGTGATGACGATGTTAAGAAACTTTCACCATGGAATTATATCAATAGTCGCAAGGCGGTTGTGAATAACCGTGAGATGATTGCATATGAATTCACTGGCGTTTCTACATTAGATTATATTGAATTGTACAGATGGTATGCGCCAGGTGGTAAGTCACAAGAATCTTACCGCTTGGATAATATCTCACAAGTTGAACTAGGTGAAGGTAAGATTTCATACGATGAGTTTGATAACTTACACCAGTTGTATCGTTTAGATTACCAAAAGTTTATTGAGTATAACATCAAAGACGTAGAGTTGATTTTCAAACTAGAGAATAAGTTGAAGTTGATTGAGTTGGGCTTAACTCTTGCTTATGATACCAAAACAAACTTTGAAGATATCTTTGCACAGACTCGTATGTGGGATTCTTTGATTTACAATTACTTGTTGGACAAAAACATCATTGTTCCTCCTAAAGTTGTAAAGAGTAAGACTGCCGCCTTTGAAGGTGCTTACGTGAAAGACCCACAAGTTGGTATGCACAACTATGTGGCATCATTTGACTTGAACAGTTTGTATCCTCACCTGATGATGCAATACAATATTTCACCTGAAACATTGGTTGAGCCACATGATTATACTCCTGAAATGAGACAAATCATTTCTTCTGGCGTAAGCGTTGATAAATTGTTACTTAAAGAAGTTAACCTATCAAATATGAGTGGTGTAACTATTACTCCAAATGGTCAATTCTTTTCAACAACTAAAAAAGGTTTCTTACCTCAGATGCTAGAAGAAATGTATGTGGATCGTTCAAAGTTTAAGAAAATGATGATTCAGGCTAAGAAAGATTATGAAGTTGAGTCGGATCCTAATAAAAAGTATGAACTGAAAAATAAGATTGCTCGTTATGATAACCTGCAATTGGCAAAGAAAGTTTCTCTTAATAGTGCTTACGGTGCTCTAGGTTCCCAGTATTTCAGATTCTATGATTTGAGAATGGCCTTGGGTGTTACTACTGCTGGTCAACTATCAATTCGTTGGATTGAAGCTAAAATCAACCAGTACATGAACAAGTTGCTAGATAGTGATAAAGACTATGTGATTGCTTCTGATACTGATTCAATTTACCTCCGTCTCGGTGAGTTGGTTGAAAAAGTTTATGGTAATAAAAGTGGTGTGTCTGAACAAAAGATTATTGAATTCATGGATAAAGTTTGTGAAGAAAAACTTCAACCACACATAGATAAATCTTATACAGAGTTGGCTGATTACGTTCATGCCTTTGCCCAGAAGATGCAGATGAAACGTGAAGGTCTGGCTAACAAAGGCATTTGGACTGCCAAGAAGCGTTACATTCTGAACGTATTTAATAATGAAGGTGTGCAGTATAAAGAACCTAAGATGAAAGTCATGGGCCTTGAGATGATTAAGTCATCTACGCCTGCTGCCATACGTGAGAAGATGAAAAAATCAATTGACATTATGATTAACGGCACCGAATCCGATATTCATAAATTCATTGAAGATTTCAAAAGTGAATTTAAGCAGTTGCCGGCTGAAGATATTTCTTTCCCTCGTGGTCTGAATGGTCTGAAAGAATACTCCGACAATGTGACTCTATATAAGAAGGGCACACCAATTCATGTGAAGGGTGCCATTCTGTATAACACCAAACTAAAAGCAATGAAACTTGATAAAAAGTATCCATTGATTCAGGAAGGTGAGAAGATTAAATTCACATATTTGAAACAACCAAATCCCATGAAAGATACGGTTATTTCATACCCAAATAGATTGCCAGTGGAGTTTGGCTTGCAAGAGTTTATTGATTATGATACACAATTCAATAAGGCATTCCTTGAACCAATTAAAGTGATTTTAGATTGCATGAATTGGTCAACAGAACAACAGAATTCCTTAGAGAGTTTTTTTTAAAAAGAGGTTAAAATGAGTTTACTTGAGAAATTGAAGAAGAATTCGACAATTAAAGATAGTGCAATTCTATCTAAGTCAAAGTTCTTTACTGATAAAGATATGATTCCGACTGCCGTGCCAATGATTAACGTTGCACTATCTGGTCGGTTAGATGGTGGTATTACACCAGGTCTTACAATGTGGGCAGGCCCATCTAAACACTTTAAGACAGCGTTTAGTTTGTTGATGGCTAAATCTTATATGGACAAATATCCAGAAGCAATTCTATTGTTCTATGATTCAGAGTTTGGTACACCAGTAAAATACTTTGAAACATTTGGTATTGATATGGATCGTGTGTTGCATACACCATTGACCAATATTGAACAGTTGAAGTTTGATATCATGCAACAGTTTGAAAACATTGAACGTGGTGATAAACTTATGGTTATCCTTGATTCAATCGGTAATTTGGCTTCAAAGAAAGAAGTTGAAGATGCTCTTGAAGGCAAATCAGTTGCAGATATGTCTAGAGCAAAACAGGTTAAGAGTTTGTTCCGTATGGTAACACCACACTTGACCATTAAAGATATTCCTATGATTGTTGTGAATCACACATACAAAGAAATTGGAATGTTTCCTAAAGATATTGTTGGTGGTGGTACAGGTTCGTATTACTCTGCTGACAACATTTATATTCTCGGTCGTCAACAAGACAAAGAAGGTACTGAAATTGTTGGTTACCATTTTATTATCAATGTCGAAAAATCACGTTATGTCAAAGAAAAATCTAAAATTCCTATCTCTGTATCTTTTGACGGCGGTATCAGCCGTTACTCTGGCTTGCTTGACCTTGCTATTGAATCCGGACATGTGGTTAAACCTGCCAATGGTTGGTATGCAAAAGTAGACCAGGCAACTGGTGAAGTTGGTGACAAGAAACGAATTGCTGATACTACATCATCAGAATTCATGGAACCAATTTTGAAAGATGAGAAATTTAAACAATTCATTAAACACAAATATGAAATCGCTTATGGCAGCATTATGGGAGAAACTCCCGTGGTCGAAGAAACCGAAGAAAGTTGAGTATCGGTTCTCACAAAGTGAGACAGAAGATTGCACTTTGGTAGAAATCACATCGGGTACCTACACCGGTGTGGTTTATTCCTATGGTATGGTTAAACTGAAACCTGAATCGGCTATACCGGTTCTTCAGTTTAACTATAACATTTATTATTCAGGTCAACATGACAAAGAGACCTTGCAAAATGATGATAATTTTGTTACAATCATAGGTGACATACTTACAGAAATTATTATACAAAATGAATCGACTAGAACAAACGATACTGAAGAATCTGATATACAATGAGGACTTTACCCGTAAAGTTTTGCCATTCATCAAGTCGGATTACTTTGCCGACAACACAGAGAAGGTAGTATTCAAAGAAATCTTTGAGTTTGTAAACAAATACAAAAACTTACCAACACATGAATCTCTCATCATTAATTTCACCGAGAGTAAAAATCTAACTGAACCTGAAGTAAGACAATCAATTGAACTTCTGAAAGAATTACATTCGAGTAAAGAAGAAAAGGTTGAGAGTAAGTGGTTGATTGAGCAGACTGAAAAGTTCTGCCAAGACAAAGCCATCTACAATGCCATTATGGAATCAGTATCAATCCTTGATGACAAACATTCAGATAAACCAAAAGGTGAGATTCCAAAACTGTTGAGTGATGCTCTTGGTGTCTCATTTGACCAACACATTGGCCATGATTACATGGCAGATTATGATTCTCGTTTCGACTTCTACCACAAAGTAGAATCTCGTATCAAGTTTGACCTTGATATCTTCAATAAGATTACAAAAGGCGGTCTACCAACAAAAACCTTGAACATTGCACTTGCTGGTACTGGTGTTGGTAAATCATTGTTCATGTGTCACGTTGCCGCTGGTTGTTTATCACAAGGCCATAATGTTTTGTACATTACAATGGAAATGGCCGAAGAACGTATTGCGGAACGTATCGATGCTAATTTGCTAAATATTGATTTGAATGAACTTCACACAATCAGCAAAGAAGATTATGAACGTAAGTTTAAGGCATTACAGAACAAGGCTCATGGCAAATTGATTATCAAAGAATATCCAACTGCCAGTGCTTCTTCTCTACATTTCAGAGCATTGCTAAGTGAATTGCATTTGAAGAAGAACTTTATACCAGATATCATCTTTATTGATTATCTGAACATTTGTGCATCTTCACGTATCAAGGCGGGTGGTTCTGTTAACTCCTATACTTACATCAAGTCTATTGCTGAAGAACTGCGTGGTTTGGCTGTCGAACACAATGTACCAATTGTTTCTGCGACACAAACAACTCGTAGTGGTTTCAGTAATTCGGATCCAGGCCTTGAAGATACTTCAGAATCATTTGGTCTGCCTGCAACTGCTGACTTTATGTTTGCATTGGTGACTAATGAAGAACTGCAACAATTAAACCAAATCTTGGTAAAACAATTAAAGAATCGATACTCTGACCCTAACAACTTCAAACGATTCGTTGTTGGTGTTGATAGAGCAAAGATGAGACTGTATGATGCCGAAGATTCAGCACAGGCAGATATTGTTGATGCAGGTCAAGTTGAAGATAAACCTTTGAATACATTTGGAAACCGTGAGAAGAAATTCAGTAAGAATTTTGGTGGACTTAAAGTATGACATTAACTAAAGAACAAGCCGCACATTGTGCAAATGTATTCTCAGACTACTTTGATAAGTTTGGTCGAATTGATGAATACATGCGTGAACAAAAACTAAACTCAATGGCTGAAAGACCATTTACTTTGCCTGGCATGGGACCAGAAGAAGATTTGTTTTCTGATTTTACCATGTCACCTGCTGATATGGAATTTGAAATTATGGAGTTACCACAAGATAGATGGGACATTTATCTTAACATGATTTCTAGTCACTCAAACATGACCAGTATTCCTGGTCGTTGTTTACGTTTGGCTGTATTTGAAAAGAAGTCACAGAAGTGGGTCGGTTTCATTCGTCTTGGTTCTCCTGTTATCAATTGTAAACCTCGTAATGAAATGCTTGGCCAAGTATTCACACAACATGAAGGCGGTGCTCAATTGTTCAATCAATGTGCCGCTATGGGTTTTGTGATTGTACCTGCACAACCATTTGGTTTCAATTATCTCGGTGGTAAATTACTTGCAGCCATTTGTACAACACATGAAGTACGTAGAATGTTGGATGAAAAGTATAAGATGACCACCTGCTTGTTTGAGACAACCAGTTTGTATGGTTCTTCAAAGGCAGTATCACAATATGATGGCATGAAACCTCTGATTCGTTTCAAAGGTTTAACTGATTCTGATTTCTTGCCAATGTTACATGGTAAAACATATACTGACCTGAAAGATTACATAGAAGGTATTATCGGTGAACCATTGGCACCAGAAGGTGCGTCATCACGTAAACTGAAAATCTCCAATGCAATGGTCAGTATCATTAAAACAACACTCAAAGGCACACCAGAGGCTACTAAGTTTGCACAGACGATTGAGAATGCCAAGAATCTGAATGAACAGAAACGTTACTTCATTTCAGACTATGGTTTTAAGAACATGGTTGATTTTGTAAATGGAAAGACTGACAAGTTAATTCCAGGTGAGAACTATGAGAAACATAATCTGGCCAATATTACAGAGTGGTGGCGTAAGAAGGCTATCAATCGATTTGAGACCTTGAAGACAGAAGGTCGTATTCGTACAGAACAAGAAGTCTGGACTGGTGATAAAGTGCTTGACATAATTCGATAATTGTGGTAGGATAAATACTCCTAATAAAACAAACTTTGGAGTTTTAAATGGCAACATACTTGTCTGGCGGCCAACAAACAACTGTAAATTCAACAATTACTGAATTGTTTCCTGCCTTATGTTTCAATAATAATTACAATCCCAAATCGCCAGAAGATTTGGAAAATTTCATAAATCAATTAGATTTATCTTCACCTAAATCGAAGAAAACTTTTGTTACTGAAAGTAACTTAAAAGCTGGTAAAGAATTTGTAGTATTGAAAGACAGAATTAGGCCTGACATGCGCCAAGAAAAAATCCAAAATGCTTATGCTATTACAAAATTTATTTTTGAAACACATAAAAATAAAGCAATTGATAAGGTAGTTTGGGGTTATCGTGAGAAACCTAGAGGTGTTCCTAGTAACCATGCTGGTGACGTTTTTATTTTCTTTAAACAAAAAACTTATCCAGCAATTGCAGGTATCTCATTGAAAGCTGGTAGTGAAAAGTCTGCTGAACCAAAGTTGAACAGTTATGTGAAAACCACACTAACTAAATCTATGTGGTTAAAATCTGCACCAAGGGCTGTACCTCAATTGAAAAAAGAATTATGGGATAAAGTATATTCCAAAATACCTGCCTTACCAAAGACAATAACAGCAGATAATTATTTCCAATCTCTAGGTAAAAATGAAGCAACAAAACCAAATCCACTTCTAGTTGAAAAGATGATTGATTTGTTTGAATCTGATCCTGCTCGTTTTGATGAATTGTATGGTATTATGAATACAGTTTGCCGTGAGAAATTGTGTGAGGTCATTAATAAAGATATTAATGCGGCTAAACAATGGATTGCTGAAGAATTCAGATTGGAAACAAAAGGCGAAGAAATACCATTAGTGTTGGTTAAAGCTATTAGAACAAAATTTCAACTAGCCGGAGACCCATTAGCAGATATGTTACCAACAATTAAAAAAATAAAAGCATATTTGAATAAAAATTCTGTACAAGAATGGTTCATAGATGTTTCTGATGGTAAAAAAACTCTAACCCTATTAATGACAATACGAAGCGATTCTGAATTCAGGAGAGCTAAACCGAAAGGTAAGTTGGGTTCATTTGTTGGACTCAAATTACTATATCGTGGAATCAAAAAATGAAATTCACACAATTTTTAACCGAATCAAAAAAAGAAGGTGCTAAACTGAACACATTGAAGATGAATTTATTATAAATACATGATAGGAGAAAAAATCATGTATGGATTCATATATCTAACATCAAATAAAATTAATGGTAAAAAATATATTGGAATGTGTAAAAATACACATCGTGAAAAATATATTGGTTCTGGTAAATTATTAAAACAAGCCATTAAAAAATATGGTAAAGAAAACTTTGATAGAATTGTTTTACAAGAATGTGAAACTTTAGAAGAACTTAGCCAATCTGAAATTTATTGGATTAAATTTTATAATGCGGTAGAAGATTCTACTTTTTACAATTTAACTTCTGGAGGTTTTGGTGGTAATAGTGATTATTTAAAAGAGTATTGGTCACATCTAAATAAGGAAGAAAGAAAAGTTTGTAGAAACTGGTCGAAAAAAAATATGGTAGGTTCTAATAATCCAATGTATGGTAAAAAACACACAGAAGAAACTAAAACACTTATAGGTACTAAGAGTGTTAACAGAAATTGGAATAAACCAAATCATTTTGGAGTAAATAATCCTAATGCAAAAAAAGTTATGATTGAAAATGCTTCAGAAAAAAAGTATTATGATTGTTTAAAAGATTATTATAATGAAAGTAAGATAGCACCATATTCAACATTAAAAACTATTGCTAGAAATGGCAGATTTTCTAAAAAATACGAGATAAAAATAATATATGTATAATTTCAAAAATTTTACCATGGAGGGCTCTCAAGATGTAATTTTAGCTGAAGAAAAAAGCGGCAAAAATTTACATCTTGAGTAATGAACACATTGAAGACGAAGTTCTGAATCGTGGTGTTTCTGGTGCTAGAGATGCAATCAACTTCTTGCAATCTCTCCGTGATATGCTTGCTGGCCATGCCAATTCTAAAGTGAATCTGACTACTAAATGGGATGGTGCACCTGCTATTTTCTGTGGTATTAATCCAGACAATGGCAAATTCTTTGTTGGTACAAAGGGTGTATTCAATGCCAATCCTAAGTTAAACTACACCGATACAGACATTGATGCAAACCATGCTTCAGAAGGATTAAACTCCAAACTTAAAGTTGCATTACGTTATTTGCCAAAATTAGGCATTAAGGGTGTATTACAAGGCGACATGATGTTTGCTAAAGGTGATATACAGAACAAAACAATTGATGGTGAAGACTACATCACATTTCAACCAAATACAATTGTCTATGCTGTGCCTGCTGATTCTAAGTTAGCACAAATGATGTTGGCTGCTCAGATGGGTGTGGTGTTTCACACTTCATATACAGGCAAATCATTCTCTGATATGAAGGCCTCATTCAACATTGACATTAAGAACCTTACAACAACCAAAGATGTTTGGTTCCGTGATGCCTATTTTGTTGATGCTTCTGGTACTGCCTCATTTACCGAAGAAGAAACAAGAACTGTCACATCTATTCTGTCTCAAGCAGGCAGAACTTTTCAAACAATCAATTCATTAAACTTGAATCGTATTTCAACAAGTGATGTTATTCTTACATACATTAAAACATTCAATAACACCAAAGTGCGTGAAGGTCTGAAGATTAAAGATACACGGGCACATACACAAGAGTTGATTCGTTGGGTTGAGGCTAAATTGAACAAAGACATTACTGATGCCAAGAAAGAAGAAACTAAACAGAAACGAATCAAAGAGAAGACTGAGATTATGCGTTTCTTCCGTAATGCATCTAATGACTTGAAAAACATTTTTGATTTGATGAATCAGTTGGTTGATGTTAAGAATATGATTGTTAAGAAGTTGCAACAAATGAAACAAGTAACCAATACATTCTTACGTACTGATGATGGTTTCAAAGTTACCAATCCAGAAGGTTTTGTGGCAGTTGATAGGTTAAAAGGTAATGCTGTTAAGTTGATTGATAGACTGGAATTTGCCCACGCTAACTTCAATGCCGCTAAGAATTGGAGCAAGTAATGAAATTTACCGAATTCGATGAACTAATGGAAGCCGCATATGAAGGCAACATTGGTATTATGGAACTAATCAAGTTTAAAACTAAAGCAACTCCAGAACAGAAAAAGAAGTTTGATGACCATGTGAAGAACAAGCGTCACAAAGACGCATGGAAGATGGTCCAAGACGTTACAGGAGTCAAACTACATAAGAGTGTGCATGAAGAAATTAAACCTGATATCCTGCCTAAGTCTGGCGCAGGTGCATGGGGAACAGATACTCTGGCAAACAACTATAAAAAAGGCACGCCTGGCCAAAACATTACCTCATTTAAAGACTACAAAACAACTAAGTAAACCAACTGGAGTATATTATGAAAGATTTGATAATCGGTGCAAGTACCAACTATGATTGGGACAAATTAAAGTATTGGATTAATTCCATCAATAAATCAGGATTTGAAGGTGACAAAGTCCTGATTCTAATGAACTGTGATGCCGCCACAGTTAAAAAAGTTAATGCCGCAGGTTTTAAAGTTATTGGTTTCAACCAAGATGCCAATGGTAACTTGACCTATAAATCAGAAATGCCAATTCACGTTGAACGATTTGGCCATATCTACGAATATCTCCGCAAAAATGAATATCGTTACGTCATTACAACAGACGTAAAGGATGTTATTTTCCAATCCAACCCTATCGACTTCTTAGAAGCAAATTGCCTTAGGTATAATTTGGTGTTTTCTTCTGAGAGCATGTTATACAAAAACGAACCTTGGGGTAACCAAAATCTGTTGGAGACTTTTGGTCCCTATGTACACGGAATTTACAAAGAAAATGAAATCTATAATGTTGGCGTTCTTGCTGGTACTGGCGCTGCGATGCGTGATTTGGCAATTAACATCTTCACCATGGCAGCAAACTGTCCGATACCAATTTGCGACCAATCAACATTTAACTTCATGGTCTCTATGAGTCCTTATAAAGAAACTTCTCTTTATACTCAATCAGAAACAGGTTGGGCTTGCCAGTTGGGCACAACAGCAGACCCAACTAAAATTAATCAATTTAAACCACATCTATTAGAACCATCTCCTGTTATGGCCAAAGGTGTTGTCACAACATCAAAAGGAATTCCATACCATATTGTACACCAATATGATAGAGTACCTGAATGGCGCAAGGTGATTGAGGAGAAATACGGTGAGTAATGCATTAGTAATGGCAGGTCATGTAAGAACCTTTAAAAGTATTGCAGAAGAACTAACGCATTTTATCCGTTTCAATGAACTTGATGTTTATCTCTACATTTGGGATGAAGGTAATCAAGATGAAATTGATTTTGTTGTTAAGACTTTGAAACCAATTAAATGGAAGGCAGAGAAGAATGAAACTTATCTGCCAGAATTTCTTAAAGCTGAACAAAGAATCTTAACAAAAAATCCAAAAGAACTTATTACACCAGATAAAAACTTTGCAACATTATCGATGCACTTTGCACGTAGAAAAGCATTTGAGTTGATTGAAAAAGAATATGATAATGTGGTATTCTCCAGATTTGATACACACATGAATGCCTTCAGAGTCAGAGCAATTGTTTCTGAATTTCCTAATGCAGTTGTTACACCAACCAATGAGCAATATGGTATGGTGTCTGATATCTTTGCTATTGTTCCATGGAAATATGCAGACAACTACTTTTTCTACCCACGAGCAGAAGATATCTTGTCACGTAGATTCAATAAGAAAATGAAAGAATGGTTATCAGTTAAATTCTTTTGGGAGAATGGCCAAAGAGATATCCGTTTACATGATGAGAACAGATATTGCCCACACATGTTGTGTATGAGAAACTTTTTTGAAACAAACACACCATATACTGTTGTTGATTTGCCTGTATTTTTAAGAAGATAATATGAAAATTGCTTTATGCTTATCTGGCCAAGCCAGAAGTTTCAAACAAGGTTATGAATACTATAAAAGAAACCTATTAGACAAACACGATGTGGATGTATTCATTCACACATGGGAAACTGAAGGCCTTGAAGAACTCCGTCAGTTGTATAAACCTATAAAGATGGTTGTTGAGAAACCATTGGTTGGTGATTTTGATAAGAAGTACACAAATACACCAAATGCACAGGCACACCCACCACGATTCACGGTGGCTATGTTGTATTCTATTTTCCAAACCATGTTGTATAAGACAGAACAAGAAATGGAAAAGAAGTTTGTGTATGATTGGGTTATTAAGTCACGTACAGATTATGCCTTAAATGTGGAGATTCCATTTGCAGATTTGGATCCAACTAAGTTGTATATTCCAAATTGCAGAATGGTGCCTGAACGTGATTTTGGTAATGACCAATTTGCATTTGGCAATTCAAATGTAATGAATCGTAGAATGTCAATCTATTTGAATATGGAACACTACTATGACCAAGGTGTTCAGATGATTGGTGAAGATATGATGAGAGCTCATCTACATCACCACAGTCTTACTGGTGAGAATCTAGTTTATGTGAACATGAACAACCCATTTCCACCTGGTCAATTTAATGGAACATGGCATAGTTTAATTAGAGATGATGCAGCCGAATGGAAGAAAAAGTAATTAAAGAACTCAAAGGACATTCTGGTAGTAAAATCTATTTGATGTCCGATGAGTATAAAAAATTCATTCGAAAAGTTGGTAACACGGAAAGAAACTATGAGAGATTAACCTCTCTTGCTGGTTACTATCCTGTACCGAACATCTTTGAATACAAAGACCCCGTGTTGGATATGGAATATATTCATGGCCTAGACATGAAAAATTACCTATTATCTGGTTCAACACAAAATTTGACCAATTTTTTATTAGATATATTAAGTAGTTTTGCAGATAGTGTGGTTGACAAAGACTACACAGAGGTGTATAATAAGAAGTTGGAATGGGTTGATAAAGAAGATTTTCCTTTTACCAAAGACGAATTGATTGCTAAGTTGCCTAAGATTCTACCACAATCACAGTATCATGGCGACTTGACGTTGGAGAATATTCTGCATACAACCAATGACTTTTGTATGATTGATGCAGTTACTATTGAATATGATTCATACATATTTGATATTGCTAAACTCAGACAGGATTTAGAATGTAAATGGTTTTTGCGTGATACAAACCTGATGTTAGATGTTAAACTATCAAGCATTCAGAAAAAAATTCTAAAAGAATTTCCATTAGCCAACAATGACTATCTTTTAATATTGATGTTGTTGCGAGTGTACTTACACACAAAACCAGGTGACAACGAAAGACAATTTATAGTGAAAGAGATTAATAGATTATGGAAGTAATTGTACCGGCCGCAGGCCTATCAACTAGGTTTCCAAATATGAAACCAAAATATCTTCTGTTAGATAAAAATGACAGAATGATGTTAGCTAAATCCATCAACCCATATTTGTCTGAGGGTCACAATGTTACTGTTGGTATCCTTCAGGCCCACATTGACAAATATGATTCTTACAACCTTTTAAAGGCTCAGTTTGGTAATAAGATTAACATTGTTATTATTCCAAAAGTAACAAGTGGTCCTGCTGATACTGTTTATCAAATTATCAAGGCTTCGAATATACCTGAAGACTCTGAGTTTTTGATTAAAGACTGTGATAGTTACTTCACACACACTAATACATTTGGCAATTATGTTTGTATCAGTAGAATTGCAAACCATTTCATGTTAAGTAATTTGGCTGCCAAAAGTTTTGTGGTATCTAATGAACAAGGCATTATTACTGATATCATTGAAAAGAAAGTGGTATCTGATAAGTTCTGTGTTGGTGGTTATAAGTTTGAATCCATCAAACTCTATGTTGATACATATGAGAAATTAAATAGTAATGTGCATAATGAAATTTTTGTTTCGCATATCATACAAGAATGTCTAATGAATGATTGTATCTTCTTTGAGAAAGATGTACAAGGTTACAATGATGTTGGAACAGTAGAAGATTGGCAGAAATATAATGAGTCTCTTACCTGATAAAAACTTAATCATTGTCACATCAGCTTTGGCACCAAACATTGGTGTCATTCCAAATGAAGACAGATACCAACAAACAATTGATTCATTAGTGTCACTACGTAAACACTTTCCAAATGATATCATTTTCTTTACAGATGGCTCACCAAATGAAGTTAATCAAAAATGGTTAGAGAATATTTCAAACTATGCCGACATTATGTCTGTATGGCACCAAGATAAAGATGTACATCATTTCGCAAGTGCTGGTATGAAAAGCCAATCTGAACTGGTGTTGTTAATGAAAACAATTAATGTGTTGTACAATAATCCAGACTTGATGAGTATGATGCATAGTGTTAAACGTATCTTCAAATACTCGGCACGTACAGTATTGCTTGATGAGTTTGATTTAAAAGAGTATGATGGCCTATTTGGAAAGTATGTGTTTAAGAAGGCCATTCCATCTTGGATGCCTGATGAGGCTAAGTTGATGTTAACAGACCACTTGTACATCACTAGGATGTATTCATTGTGTCCATCATTGGTGAAAGATTACATGGCAACTTTGATGGCCTGTTTTGAAAATACTAATCAAGGAATGGATACAGAACACGCACACCACATGAACATAGATAAACGATACGTGATTGAATTTGATAAACTGCATTGTTCTGGCATCATGGCCAGCACAGGCGCAACTGAGGTATATTAATATGGATTTAAAAGAATATTGGCTAAACAACACCGGCAAAAAGATTACAAAATGGACTCATTACTTTTGGGTTTATGACCGACACTTTGCGGCATTAAGAGATAAACCAATTAAGATGTTGGAGATTGGTGTATTGAATGGTGGTTCATTGGAGATGTGGAAGAAATATTTTTATCCTGATAGTACAATCGTAGGCATTGATATCACACCTAACTGTAAAAACTTTGAAGATGTTGAGAATAATGTGCATGTCCGTATTGGTGACCAATCTGATCCAGAATTTTTACAAAGCCTTGTAGATGAATTTGGTGAGTTTGATTTGGTGTTGGATGATGGCAGTCACCACGTTGCTCATGTGAACAAAACATTCCAGTTCTTATACCCAAAGATTGCTAAAGATGGTGTTTACTTCATTGAAGATACACATGCGGCATATTGGAATTCACATGGTGGTTCTATTGACCATCCAGATTCAATCAACAATGTGGCCAAGACTATGATTGATAAGTTGAATGCAGACCACACCAAAGGTCAAATTGCACCAGATTTCTTTACACATGAAACAAAGTGCATGTCGTGTTATGATAGTATTGTGGTATTTGAACGTGGTAATGTGGGTGCTAAAATCCCACAAGAGTATGGCGGACCAAAATCCGATGAGGTTTTGATTATCAGAACTCACTAAATACTAAATAAGACATTAACAACTGCTGCAGAGGCGGGACATGAAATTTAGAGAATTTATTGCTGAGAATAAAGAGAAACATGCGGTCATGGCGTTTGGCCGTATGAATCCACCAACGACCGGACATGAAGTTCTGGTTAACAAAGTCAAATCTGTTGCGAAACAAGTTGGTGGTTCTCATCATATCATTCTGTCCCATTCACAAGATGCCGCTAAGAACCCTCTTACTGCGGCACAAAAAGTTAAACACGCCAAGAGATTCTTTCCTGATACAAACATAACTGTAGCCACGAAAGAAGAACCAAACTTCTTAACACAAGCGGCCAAGTTACACAAACAAGGTGTAACACATCTACACATGGTTGCAGGCGCTGACCGCACCGCAGAGTATCACAAACTATTGCACAAATACAACGGAACACATGAAGGTGCTCTTTTTAACTTCAAAAAGATAACTGTACATAACGCAGGTGAACGTGACCCTGATGCTGAAGGTACAGAGGGTATGTCTGCTTCAAAGATGCGTAAACATGCAGGCTCTGGTAATTTTGAAGACTTTAAACAAGGCATTCCAAAACACGTACCAGAACATCACGCTAAAGAATTGTACCATGATGTCCGCAAAGGCATGAGTATCAAAGAGTCTATCGACCTAAACGAAGAATTTCAACAAATCCTTTTAGAAGGTGTACATGACCAATCAATCTTCAAAGCTGTTTTCTTAGCAGGTGGTCCTGGTTCTGGTAAAGATTATGTGTTAGACAATACACTTGATGGTCAAGGTTTAACAGAAATTAATTCAGACAAGGCACTTGAGTTCTTAATGGACAAAGAAGGTCTAGACAAGATGATGCCTGTTGATGAGACAGAGAAACGTGACATTGTTCGTGGTCGTGCAAAAAACATTACTGAATTACGTCAACAACTTGCCTTGTTAGGTCGTAATGGTTTGATTATCAATGGTACAGGTGATGATGTAGCTAAAACAAAACGCATCAAAGACCAATTAGAAAAACTTGGTTATGATACTGCCATGTTATTGGTAAACACAAGAGATGATATCTCTGCTCAAAGAAATATTGAACGTGGCCAACGTGGTGGTCGTGCGGTACCAGAACCAATTCGTAAAGAAAAATGGGATAGTGTACAGTTAGCACGTACTGAATATGCTAAAATGTTTGGTGATAACTATAAAGAATTCGATAACTCTGAGGACCTAAGACAAGCCGATCCTGAAACAGTCAAAGCAAAGAAGTCGGAGTTGTTACAATTATATACAGGTTTCAAAGAATTCGTTTCTACACCACCAAAATCACCTGAGTCTCAATTTTGGGTTGCTAATGAGTTGGATAAGAAAGACACATTACCAGTTCAAACTGATGGTGCTGAACAACTGCCTGCTGCTGGTGATGCAGCTGCTGAAGAAGCAAGAAGTCTTGGTCTACAGTATTATGGTTTTGGTAGATATGGCAGAAATGGTAAAGTTACACATCGTTCTGTACATGGCCAATTGGTTTTGGTTAATAAAGAAGAACCAAAACAACCAAAGATTCCTGTGAATAGTTCATCACAGAAACCTGTTGTCAAAGAATCATTTAGAAACTTCATTAAAGAATCTGTTACAGTATCAATTACTGGTGATACGGCTGAAGAAGTTAATAAGATGTTTTCTATGATGCAAGGTGTTACACCAAAAGAAGAAACTCAATCTGAACAGTACCAATTTACAGATACTACTGAAGTATTGACACTTGGTTCAAGACATGAATCTGTTGGTGATAGACCTGACAGTATGACATTTACTAATGATGATATTCTCATTGAAAAACATGAGGTAATGAGAGACAAAGATGGTAAGGTGCGTATTTTTATGCTTAGAAATTCAGCAGCAAAAGAAGCACACACTAAGAATGGAACCATTGTTAAATATAAGAATGGTTATGTTGTTAAACTTAATGGAGAAAATAAAAATGCTAAATTATCTGAAGAAATTATTCCAAACCAAACCAAAAGAACAAGCTTCTTCTGTGAGTCCAGTTCAGGAAGAAATCGTAGTGCCGGTGCCAGTGGTAGAACCAACACCGGAACCAGTGCCAGTTCCAGTACAGGAAGTTGTTGTGGAACCAGCACCTGCACCTGTGACACCAAGTACACCACCGAAGAAACAACCCGTAGCAAAATCACGCTCGCAGAAATCCGCACCCGCCAAAAAGAAAAAGTAATTGAGTCTATCAATAATGGTGAATCTGGTCTTTCAATGGCATCATCTGGCGAAAACCTTGGCCGTGATACAACAAGAATTAAGACATTAAAGAAACCATTAGAAGAATTGACTGGCGATGAAACAACCATGAGTATCGGTGACCAAAAAGAAGGCGAACTGAAACGAATTGGTATTAATCTTAAAACATTTAAATCAAAGAAGTTTGTAGGATGAAATCATTTAAAGCATTCATAACAGAAACGCCTGCTTGGACACGTAAAGAGGGCAAGAACCCTGAAGGTGGTTTAAACCGCAAGGGTATTGCTTCTTATCGTGCTGCAAATCCAGGTTCTAAACTATCGATGGCGGTTACAACTCCACCATCAAAGTTGAAACCTGGTTCTAAAGCGGCTAATCGTAGAAAATCATTCTGTGCTCGTATGGGCGGCATGGAAGGTCCAATGAAAAAACCTAATGGTGAACCAACACGCAAAGCCTTGGCTTTGAGAAAGTGGAACTGCTAAATGGCACAATGGAAAGTTGAAACTGGTGCGTTAGACCCAAAAATATCATCACACTATGAGGTGATGTATTTGGCTAATGGTGCTTTGGGCGCATTAGTTTCCACAACCAATCCGCTACCAGTTTCTATTGGCTCAAATAATATTAATATTGTTGGTAATATAGCAATACCTACAACTGTTAATGTATCAAGTTCACCATCAAATCCAGTGCATACTCATGTAACAGAATTTGGAAATGTTAATATTTCAGGAACTTCATTACCTGTAACACTTTCAAACGTTATAACAGTAATTGCAGAAGAAGCTTCTGGTAATTTATTTTCATTCAATAACCATGCAACAAATACAAATCGTGGTTGGACTATGGACAATACAATGAGGCCTGTTGTTAGTGTAAGAGTATCCAATACTGCAACAAGTATAACAGATTTAGCTGAAATAGTGGAATACGAAATTGGTAACAATAATGCGAATCAAAGCACAATTGTGTATGAATGGTATGAAGGTGAAATCACTATTAGTGGCGCAGCTATTCCTTCATGGACTTCAGTAGGAACAAAATGTCAATATCGTGTTTATGAAGACCAATATAGTTCAAATCAAGGCAATACATTTACAAAAAATAGTGCTATAATGCGACATAGTGGTATTATTATTGGTAAAAATTCAACAGGTGATAAAGGTCCTGCAACAATGAATGGTGGATCAACACCAAATATGCTTACTTTGTGTATGAAGCGTGTAGATAATGGTACTAAACTAGATGTATGGTTTGCATTTACAATTAAAGAATTAACTTAAAACAAAAATAGGAGAAAACTCATGTATTCAGATAACAAACAAATTCGTGATGTTGCAGATGTTGCTGCAAGAATTATGGCTGGTTTACCACCACTTCAAGAAAAACTTCATCCAAATCAACAAAAGATTGATGTGGTTGATGATGAAAAGATTGATGGTAAAGACTTTGCCAAACTTCGTAAGATGAAGAAGGAAGAAGCAGAGCAACAAGATGAAGCAATGTCTCATCAAGCTAAAACTACAATGAAACACATTCCAAATCCAACACCTGCACAAAAACAAGCTGCTAAAGATATGAAGCCCGGCGTTGGTGGTTATCGTGACCGTGCTGATATGCTTAAAAGTGCCGGCGTTAAAGAAGAAATTGAGCAGATTGATGAAGTTAAGATGGCTGATTTGCCATCAACTAAAGTACAAGGTCGTGCATATGGTTCTTCTAAATCACAACCAAGTGCCCTTGATTTAGTCAAAGGCCCAAAAGATAAAGAATTGAAATCTATTGAATCTGAGAAGAAGAAAAAGAAAATGTCTGAAATGGTTGCCATTTACAAAGAGTCTGGCATGAAGGCTTTCTTTGAATCTGTAAAGAAAGAAGACATGATTTCTGAAGAACCTGATTCTGAGCAATTTGCAAAAGAATTGGAAGACCAAAAGAAACGTGCAGCTGGTACTAAACCACAAGCTGAAGTTGCTAAACCATCTGTTCAAGCAGTTCAACAAGAAGCAACTGAACAAGACATTCAAGTTATCAATGCAGATGGTGCCAACGGTGTTGACCAAGTTAACATTGAAGAACGTACATTGACTGCCGGTGAGACAAAGAAGAAAGAAGAAATTGTTAAATCTATGAAAAAAGGTTTAGCAGGTTTCAAAGACCGATACGGCGATAAAGCTAAATCTGTAATGTATGCAACTGCAACAAAACAAGCTAAAAAAGACTAAAATGAAAAAATGGTCTGAATTGCGTGAAAGATGTTGGCCTGGCTACAAATCTGTGCCAGGTAAAAAAGCATACTCACCTGGTTCTTGTGTCAAAGAAGACCTAAGGCAATGGTTTGATCCCGACCACCCAAAAGGTGGTTGGAAAAGAATCAATAGTAAAGGTGAAGCGATTGGTCCTTGTGCTAGAGAACCAGGTGAAGCAAAACCTAAGTGTATGTCTAACGAAAAGAGAGCCAAACTGGATAAAAAAGAACGAGCAGCTGCTGTATCAGCAAAAAGAAGGCACGATCCAAATCCAGAGAGAAAAGGTAAACCAATCAATGTATCAAATTTTGGAAAAGGAAAGTTAGGTGAAGAAATGGAACATCTAGACGAAAAGAATGTACCAACAAGTCCAGAAAAATGGGCTCAAGCAAAAGCACAGGCTAAATCTAAGTTTGATGTTTATCCTTCTGCCTATGCCAATGGTTGGGCTGCAAAGAAATATAAGGAAATGGGTGGCGGTTGGAAATCAGTAAATGAAGTTAAGGAAGTTGGAGATGATCCAACTGGTAATACACCACCTGATAATCTTGTAAGAAAAGGCACTAAAGTGGTTGCTAAGCAAGCACCATTTGAAGAACAACATGCAGAGAAGGGTCGTTTTAGACCTAAAGTTCCGTATAATGTTCCTGTTTCACATGTTGCATCACCAAAGAAAGACATGGTAGAAGAAACAGAAATGCTTGACGAATTGTCTAACAATTTGTTATCTCGTTACAAATCTGCCGCTACTAAACAATCTTCAAGTCTTGGTAAAGAAATGCAATCTGATTCCAGTAAGACCAAAAAGAATACAGAAATACAGAACAAGAGGTTTTCAGGTACTATGAAAGCAACTAATAAACAATTTGCTAACGATATGAAAAACGAAGCTAAGGATCCTGGTGAATATGACCAAGAAGGTGATATGGCCAAATCAGACCTGCGTTCAATCATTGCTAATGCACAAAAAATGCACGATATGATTGATGATGCAGACAACCTACCTGAGTGGGTTCAATCTAAGATTACCAAAGCAGAAGATTACATTTCAACTGTTGCAAATTATATGACTTCTGAGATGAGTGAAGAAGTCAAAGATGATTATGCACGTAAGGTTGACAAGTATTTAAAAAAGAAATACAACAAAGAAGAAGTTGAGCACCTTGAAGAAGGTCGTCCATCACAACGCCATCCATTGGAAGGCCATGAGTATCACAAAAAGACTAATGCTGAATTGGAGTATATTGCTAAAGATGCACATAAGGCTGCTGAAGCAATGAAGTCACATAATACTACTGCTGAGAACAAGTATCGTGACCAAGCCAATGATTCTGCGACTGTTAGATATTTCCGTCAAAAGAACGGAATGCCTGATTGGTACAAGAAAAAATATGGTCACATGAATGAAAGTGATGCGTATGAGAAAGATGTTAAACCTTCTGACAAGCCATACGATAAAGAAGCCGCTACAAAGCGGGCTAAAATTGCCGCAGTAATGGCAAGAAAGAGAATGGCTAAAGAAGAAGTTCAACACCTTGATGAACGTGAAGATGATGAGTACCATTCTGCAAGAGAACATCATGTTGGTGTTGTGATTAGTAAAGATAATGGTCCAAAAGAACATAGAAAAGCAACGATTGTAACAAGAGAACCACAACATGCAATCAATACAGCTTTGAACCATTATAAGAGTAAAGGTTATACTGTGCATGACCACAAATATCTTGGTGAAGAAACAGAAAGTTGGAAAGCAGATACAGGTTGGAAGAAGTCAAAGTCGGATGAAGTGACAGACAAATCTGGTGCAAAACATACAGCAATGTCTAGAGCAAAACATTTGGCTAAAATGGCTGCAAAGAAGAATGCTAAACCAATGCGTGAAGATGCTGAACCTATTGAAAAGGCACCCGAAGAAGCACCAAAGAAAAGTCGTAAGGCTCAAATTGTTAAAGATGCTAAGAAATCTAAAACCGCATCAGCTGATAAGTTTCAATCGGAACCAGAATTAGGTTCCACTATCACTAAAAATTATTGAGTGGTTGACAGGTATAAATAAACAATCAAATCAGACAAATAGGAGAACAATATGTCTTTATGGGGAAATTTAGATGCCGCTAACAATGCGCCAAAGTTTGCTGGCACTGGCGGTATCGGCTTAACAGCCAACACACAACAATTATTTTCAAACACAACATTCGCTACAACAAGCTCTTCTTTAGGAAGAGCAGGACAAGCAATTGGTGTTTTCGGACTTAGTGCTTTAGAAGCATCCAATACAGGTGCTGGAAAAGCTAATACAGCTGGTGCTCATGCTGGTTGGGTAATGCGTAAAGAAGGCACTGGCGGTCGTGCTGGTCGTATTCAAACAGAAACATTGGTTGCTATGGGCTCAATGACTGGTGACTTTGCAGCTGCTAATACCACTTATCCAGGTATCTAATGCGATTCTCTGAATATATCCGTGAAATGGAGATTGGTGCGGTTGAAGGACCTGCATCAACTCCTTCTCTCATGGATACAAATTTAGATAGTCTAAACAATCGTTTGGATTATGATACTGATGAAAAATTTATGTCTCCTGAATCTGGTATACAAAGGATTCGTAGAGTGTTGCACCTATATGGGTATGACATGCCAGCACTCTACGATGCCGATCCAGAAGGAGATGAGGTGGTACTTGACTTGGATAACAATTTGGGTGTGTACATATTATATACTCTCACCGATGATAATCATTATGAATTTTATGCTGAAGTAGGCATTGAAAGTCGTATGCAAGAGCTCTTATCGGATGAGGGAGAACCAGAAGAAGAATAAATGTCCTTTGATGATTTGACAAATGAAAATATAATGATGTATGCAATGAAAGCTTATGATAGGCCTAATTGTATAATGAGTGAGTTTAAAGACGATTTAAAACGATTTAATTACCTAAAGAGATTATTCCTTAGGTACCGTAAATATGATGAAATGAGAGAACAACTGGTAATAAACCATCTAGTTGTTCTCTATAACGTTTTTGGACCAGAAGTTGCAACAAGAATGTTGTTTTTCAAAATGTCAAAAGAAGACTATTCGGCACTTAAAACATACTTGATATTTTTAAGTATTATGCCAGATAGAGTGAAAGGTATTAAAGGACATGATATCATATCTTCGGAGATTCCTGTAGACCAAAAAGTTGTGGATGTATTAAGGGATATCAAATGAAACCGGTTAAAGAAGATGTTGGTGCCGGTGTACCAACAAATAATGTAAGTGGCGGCCAAGTAGCCGCTCTTGGCGTTGGCCCACAAGGTGAACCTGGCGTTAAGAAGAAAAAGAAGGGTGTTCCTTCTTTCACAACATTCATTAAGAGAAAAGCGAATGTGGCTTCTTAATTGGTTACCAAATTGGATATTCTATGCGATGGGATTAATCGGTGTATTAACCTTGGTGGTTACATACTTCATTAAGTTCTTACCAATTCCATTCGTTTACATGTACAAAACTCCATTGCAGTTGTTATCGATTGCAATGATTGTTATTGGCGCATTCATGGCTGGTGCAATATATGATAATGAAGCATGGCTTGCCCGTGTCAAAGAATTAGAAGCTCAGGTAGCTGAATCTGAAAAGAAATCTGTCGAGAAAAATGTAGAGATAGTAGAGAAGATTGTACATAAAGAAAAAGTCATCAAAGAAAAAGGTGACGATATCATTAAGTATATTGACCGAGAAATAGTTAAAAAAGAAGAAGTTATTAAGTACATTGAAAACTGTCCAGTACCAAAGGACATTATTGATGCACACAACGCAGCAGCTGCAATGGGTAAAAAATGAAAGCTGTTATATTAACTATTACTTTTTTGTTGTCTGGTTGCACTACATTTGTTCCTGTCAAAAGGAATTTCCCCGAAGCACCTGTTACTTTAATGGTTAAATGTCCTCAGTTAGAAACTGTACAAGGTGATAAAGTTGCTATAACGGATATGTTGAAGACTATTGTTAACAACTACCGTTTATATTACGAATGCTCTAACCGTGTTGAAGGTTGGGGTGATTGGTACGTAGAACAAAAGAAAATATTCGATAGTGTTAAATAAAGGATAAGATATGAAACTAATAATTATTCCATTGAGCCTTCTATTGTTAGTTGGCTGCGCTAGTAAAGATTATGCAGTATATGTTGATGCTCAAAAGTCTATGTCTAAAGACCTAACAATCAGCGAGACCGCAAGACTTGCCGCTTTGACAGATATGGCAAAGAATTCCGATCCAGCAGTTCGTGCTACTGGTATCATGTTATTGCAACAACTACAACAAAGTAGTAAAACTGTCACAGTTGAACCACCTAAGAAGAATTGGTTAGGCCTTTAAGGATACAAAATGGAATTAACAGTACAACAATTAAAACAATTGTTGCCAAAAAACCCATATGTGGATCATTGGCACCATGCATTAGAACAGTTATTGCCTGACTACGAAATCAATACACCAGAACGTATTGCAGCCTTCATTGCTCAATGTGCTCATGAATCTGGTGGTTTCACAGCACTCAAAGAGAATTTGAATTACAAAGCCGCATCTTTACGTAAACTATTTCCAAAGTATTTCCCTGATGATGCAATAGCAAATCACTATGCATCATTACCAAACAAACAAGAAGCAATTGCAAACCGCATCTATGCCAGTCGCATGGGTAACGGCGATGAGGCCTCTGGTGATGGTTATCGTTTCTGTGGTCGTGGTCTAATTCAATTGACTGGCCGTGATAACTATACATTCTTTGCAGGCAGCTTAGAAATCTCTGTAGAAGAAGCAACTGAGTATTTGGCCACATTTGAAGGTGCCGCACAATCAGCGTGCTGGTTCTGGGAAACAAACAAACTTAATCAATGGGCAGACAAAGGTGATATTGTTACATTGACTAAGAGAATCAATGGCGGTACTATTGGACTTGAAGACCGTATCAAACATTATGAACACGCATTACATGTTTTAGGAGTTTAATATGGCCAAAGAAATTAAAGAAGTAAAGAAAAAAGACGAAGATTGGATGACCAAGAAGTGGCGTCCAATGATGGCGATGATGTATATGACATGCTGTCTGTTTGACTTTGCATTGTTCCCAATCATGTTTACAGTTGTTCAGTTCTGGGAAACACAAGCTGCCAATGATGCATTCAGACAATGGGTTCCAATTACATTGCAAGGCGGTGGCTTGTTCCACGTTGCCATGGGTGCTGTCCTTGGTGTCACAGCATATGGTCGTACACAAGAAAAGGTCGCAGGTGCAGCTAATGTCTCAACCAGTTTACCAACAAGCGGGGTACCAACACCTAGCTTATCTTCGGCAGTACCAACGCCAACCAATTTTGGTGCACCAATGCAGTCAAATGCTTACACACCATCATCCGTTACACCAACAGCGTTCAATGGAACACAACAAGATTTCAATCAACAACCGGTCTCAGTAACAGTAGGCTTTGGCGGCAAAATGGCGCCACCACCTGCACCACAACCATTACTCTAAGGAACTATTATGAAAAAAATTATATTTGTAGCAGGTTTATGTTTGGCATTATCAGGTCAGGCAATGGCTGAAGGTGAGACAAAGAAAGTTTGCGTTGACGTTAAAGACAAAGCAGGCAAGGTAGTTAATGACCCTAAGACAAACAAACCAAAACAGTCTTGCAAAGAAATGAAAGTCCATAAGAAGTTGGAAGGTACTAAAGTACCTGAGAAGAAGTAATGTCTGACCAAGAGCTTGTCGAATTAAAGGTAGATGTTGGTGTTTTAAAGACCCAAGTATCGACAATAATCATCCTTTGTGATAAGATGGACAAAGTTATTGAAAAGTTAGCTAACGCTCAAGAAAAGATTGTCGAACAAATTTATACCGATATGAGAAAACGAGAAGATGAAAAGGACGCTGATGTGAAAGAATTACATTCACGAATTACCACAATCAGCCGTGAGTTATCTGATAAGGTAGAATTAACTGAGCGTAGGATTATGGATGAAATCAAATGCCTACGTAACGACATTGCCGAACACAACAAGAAAGGAGATTCTGAATTGAAGAAGATTCTTGAATGGAAATGGATGGCTGCAGGTGCTATAGTGGCACTTGCGTGGTTGTTCTCACATGTTAACCTAGACATGCTCGGCAAATTAGTTAATTAAACTTGACAAACACTTTCGGGTGTGTTATATTATGTGTCTATGTCTATTTCTACTGATTCAAAATATATCAAACTGGTGTCTTCCCGCTTGCGTAACTTCAAGCAGAAAGATGCCTATCTATGGAACTTCTCTTGCCCAATTTGTGGTGACAGCCAAAAGAACAAATTAAAGGCAAGAGGGTATGTCTTCAAAAAAGGCAATGATTTATTCTATCGTTGCCACAACTGTGGTTCTGGAGTAAATCTTGCCAACCTTCTCAAGCATGTCGATTCAGCCTTGCACAAAGAGTACGTTCTCGAAAGATACAAATCAGGAGAATCGGGAGCGACACGCCTTCTACCAGAAGCGATTTCAGTCCCATCTCCAAGATTTGGAAAAGTCGAGAGAGTTCGTACCTACGAAAAGGCAGAATATTGTGACCGCCTTCAAAGTGGACATTTTTGTTTAGAGTATCTCCAACGCAGGCAGATACCTGAGAAGTATTACAAATCGTTACTATTTACTAATAAGTACAGACAATTTGTAATTGAGGCATTTCCTACGAATGATAAAGATATTGTAGATGATGCTCGTCTGGTCATTCCCTTCTATGACCAATACAATGAACTGATTGCTCTATCTGGTCGTGCATTAGAAAATTCTAGTGACAAACTACGATATGTGACAGTTAGAACCAATGATAGTACAGACAAACTTATCTATGGTTTGGATAGAGTCGACCTAACCAAACCAGTTAAGATTGTAGAAGGTCCTATCGATTCCCTTTTCCTTAATAACTGTGTTGCCTCTGGTGATTCAAGTCTAGCTATTGCTGCTAAATTTGTTGATGCAGAACAAAAAATATTATTATTTGATAATGAACCTCGAAATAAAGAAATCGTGAAGTTAATGCAAGATGCAATCAAATTAGGTCATAATGTTGTTATTTGGCCCAATACTATGAATGGCAAGGATATTAATGAGATGGTGATGAATGGCATTTCGGTGGACGAAATAGAAAGTATTATAAGTAGTAACACCTTCACAGGTCTTGAGGCGCAAGCCAAATTTACATTTTGGAAGAAAATATGAAATTAGAATTGATTAGTTATTCTCAACGTCCAGCTGGAGTTGACCACGATGATACGTTAACAGATTTGGTAGCATACTGTGCAAGGGTCTCAAACCCAAGTAATCAGAACAATAAAGATACCGCTGAGAAGCTTATTCGTTATTTGGTCAATAACCAACATTGGTCGCCACTTGAGATGGTGAGTATGTGTTTAGAAATCGAAACTACACGGGATATCGCAAGACAAATGCTCAGACACAGGTCATTCTCATTCCAAGAATACAGCCAGCGTTATGCTGACCCTACCAAGGATTTGGAGTTTGTGACTAGAGATGCTCGTTTGCAAGACACCAAGAATCGACAGAATAGTATTGATGTGGATGATAAATTGTTACAGAATGATTGGTTTAGAGCACAACAACGTGTAATCTATGCGGCACAAAGAGAGTATGAGTGGGCCATTAAGAATGGAATTGCTAAAGAGCAGGCTCGTGCAGTATTACCAGAAGGCCTAACAGTCTCACGTTTGTATATGAACGGGACATTACGTTCTTGGATTCACTATATACAACTCCGTTCTGCTAACGGAACACAAAAAGAACACATGGACATAGCACTCAAATGTGCAGAAGTAATTGCCAAAGTATTTCCGATGGCAAATGAATATATCACAAAATAATAATAATTGGAGTAATAATGAATATCATTCATGGTATTAAGGTAGACTATTCTCGGGACAATTTGTTCGATGAATTAGGTTTAAAAAGATTAAAAGAAAGCTACATGAAGGAGGACGAAGCATCACCACAAGAAAGATTTGCGTATGTATCAAAAGCGTTCGGGTCTAACGAAGCACATGCACAACGTTTGTATGAATATTCTTCTAGACATTGGTTGTCATATTCTACTCCTGTGCTCAGTTTTGGGCGTTCTAAGCGTGGCCTTCCTATATCATGTTTTCTACCTTATCTACATGATAGCGCAGAAGGTCTTGTCGATTGTTTGGCGGAAGTAAATTGGCTCAGTATGCTGGGCGGAGGAGTTGGAATTGGTATTGGAATTCGTTCAACGGATGATAAAAGTGTTGGAGTTATGCCACACCTTCGCACATATGACGCATCATCTCTCGCTTATAGACAAGGTAGGACTCGTAGGGGTAGTTATGCCGCTTATCTTGATATTTCTCATCCGGATATTCTCATATTTTTAGAAATGCGTAAGCCAACAGGTGATCCCAATATGAGATGTATGAACCTACATCATGGTATCAATATCACCGATGACTTTATGCAAATCGTTGAGAGATGTATGTTGGATAAAGATGCTGACGATAGTTGGGAACTAAAAGACCCTAACAATAATGAAGTACGTGAAGTTGTATCAGCTAAAGACCTTTGGCAACGTATCTTAGAAATGCGTATGCACACAGGTGAACCTTATTTGCATTTCATTGACACTAGCAACCGTGCTATGCCTGAATTTCAAAAGAAATTAGGACTGAGTATTAAACAATCGAATTTGTGTAGTGAAATTATATTACCGACTGATAAGGACCGTACCGCTGTATGTTGCTTATCGTCATTAAACTTGGAGTATTATGATGAATGGAAAAATGATCCTTATTTCCTTTTTGATATTGCAGAAATGCTTGACAATGTTCTTCAGTATTTTATTGATAACGCACCTTCCTCTATCGCCAGAGCAAAATATTCCGCAATGCGAGAAAGAAGTATCGGCATCGGTGCGCTGGGTTGGCATGCCTACTTGCAAAAGAATAGCATCCCTTGGGAATCAGCATTGGCTACAGGAAAAAACAAACAAATATTCAAACACATAAGAGAACAACTTGATGATGCAAACATTAAACTTGGAACAGAACGAGGCGAAGCGCCCGATGCGGCAGGTACTGGACGGCGTTTCTCTCATATGCTTGCTATTGCTCCAAACGCTTCTTCTTCTATCATTATGGGTAATACTTCCCCTTCTATTGAGCCTTTACGTGCTAATGCTTATCGTCAAGACACTTTATCAGGGTCATCGTTAGCCAAAAACAAATGGTTGAATAAAGTTATTGAGAAGTATCTTTCGAGTGATGGTGGTGCAATATCACAAAATGACTACAATGATATTTGGTCATCTATTATTGCGAATGATGGTTCTGTACAGCATCTAACGTGGATGGATGATTGGACAAAAGATGTATTCAAGACCTCAATGGAAATTGACCAACGATGGGTCATTCAACATGCAGCTGATAGACAACAGTATATTGACCAAGCTCAATCATTGAACCTATTCTTTAGACCTGATGTAAATGTGAAGTATCTACATGCAGTACATTTTCAAGCATGGAAACAAGGCCTGAAAACACTATACTATTGCCGTAGTGAAAAGTTGGCTAAGGCAGACAAAGTGTCGAAGCGTATTGAACGCCAAGTTATTGAAGAAATTGATTTGAAAGCTCTTGCGGCCGATGATTCAGTTTGTTTAGCTTGCGAAGGATAAGATGGCTCATATATTAGCAAACCTACCATCAGTAAAATGTTTTATTCGTAAAGAGTTTCTATATGATTTTGAAAAGGGTCATGGAGAATTGGTGCCTTGTTGGTGGATAAGTATCAAATCGTTGAGAGGACAAGCATTTCGTATTGAATCGTATTTGAATGAATATGGTGCATTATATGATAAATTGCCTCTACATGCATATTGTTGGAAACCTATTGAAGGTGGACCTTTACCTTTAGATTACTTGCAAATGTGGGACTGTTTGAGTTATGATATTACAGTTATAAAGAAAGCACAGTTACAGTCGATGCGATGTAAGTTCAAATTGAAAAATGGAGATTGGATGTATGGTGTTTATATGTTTACAGTTGATTCTGCTCATCCTGACTTTAACATACTTGATACAGGCTTTTCTGAAGATATCGAAGACCACAAGTCTTATAATTTCATCATGTGTGACAATGGGCAGTTTGCTGCTCAGCCAAATAATAGATTAATTATATTGGAACCAAGTAGTAATCCAAAACAAATGAAGATGCCAGATTTCAAAGTTGCAACAAGAAAATGGTCAGTAGAAACTGATTCAAAATGGGCATTGGGTGATACAAATACAGTTATGTACGAAAATATAAAACAATAAGGAAATAAAATGAAAAAAGTTATTAGATTTACCGCATCATGGTGTCAACCATGTAAAATGTTGGCTAAAACATTGGAAGATGTACAGACCAACCTACCAATTGAAGTTATCGATATCGATAAAGAATCTGATATTGCAATTGAATATGGTATTCGTGGTGTGCCAACATTGGTCATGGTTGAAGATGGTAATGTATTGAAACGCTTAGTTGGTATGCAGAATACAAAACAATTACAGGAATGGTTCAATGCTTAAAAAAGTTAACAGTCGATTGACCGATGAGCGGTCAGCATTCAAACCTTTTAATTATCCATGGGCATATGATGCATGGTTGAAACATGAACAATCACATTGGTTGCACACAGAAGTACCAATGGCTGAAGATGTGAAAGATTGGAAGAAGAAACTGTCTCCAAGTGAGAAAGAGTTTTTGACCAATATTTTCCGATTCTTCACACAAGGCGACATTGATGTGGCCGGTGGTTATGTTAATAATTACTTGCCATATTTTCCACAACCAGAAGTACGAATGATGTTGTTAGGCTTTGCAGCTCGTGAAGCACTACACATTGCTGCCTATAGCCACTTGATTGAAACTCTTGGTCTGCCTGATACCACATATAACCAATTCATGGAGTATCAGGAGATGAAGGACAAACACGATTATGTAATGAACATCTCAGGCCAAAATACCACAAAAGAGAATACAGCCACACACATTGCCGTGTTCTCAGCATTCACCGAAGGTATGCAACTGTTCAGTTCATTTGTTATGTTGTTGAATTTCCCACGTACAGGCAAGATGAAGGGTATGGGTCAAATCGTTACTTGGTCTATTGTTGATGAGACAATGCATGCCGAGAACATGATGAAGTTATTTAAGACCTATATACAAGAAAACAATGAAATCTGGAATGATGATTTGAAATCTAGAATCTACACCATTGCTGAGAGAATGGTTGAACTAGAAGATAAATTTATCGATTTGGCATTTAGTAGTGGTGAGATGGAAGGTCTTACAGCGGATGAATTGAAGAAATACATCCGTTACATTGCTGATAGAAGACTCATTGGCCTTGGCATGAAAGGCATTTTTAAAGTTAAACGTAATCCACTCCCATGGGTTGAAGAAATGATTAATGCACCAACGCATACTAATTTCTTTGAGAATAGGTCAACAGATTACGCTAAAGCTGCTCACACCGGTACATGGGATAATGTGTGGGCTTAATTTAAATATAACAAAAAAGGGTTGATATGAAGAAATTACTAATTATTGCACTTATGGTGCCTTGTCTGGCATTAGCACAAGGTAAACAAAAACCTGGTGTAACATATGATGCTGTATTGACAAGAGTGGTTGATGGTGATACAGTTGCATTCCAAGCCAACTTTTTACCTGACCCATTGAAGAAAGAACTGAGCATTCGTGTGTTTGGTGTTGATACACCTGAAAAAGGCCATCGTGCAATGTGCCCTAGTGAGGCCTCAAGGGGTGAAGCAGCAACTGCTTTCACTAAAGCTGCGGTAAATGCTTCAACTAAACGCCAAGTCGTCCTAATGGACTGGGACAAATATGGTGGCCGTGTATTGGGTGATGTATTGCTTGATGGTAAAAGTTTACGCCAAATGTTAATCACAAACGGCTATGCCCGTGAATACTACGGCGAGGCGAAACAAAGCTGGTGTAACTAATGGCTACATTACATCACGTATGTGACAACTGTGACTCACAATTTACAATTAAATACGACATAGAAAAATGTGAAGATGATCCTCATTTCTGTCCATTCTGTTCAGAGTACATATTGGAGAATGACACAGAAGATGAGGATGATTAATTCATTCACTTACAGTAGAAAGTTTCCGACATTTATATTTTTTATGTTGGATTCTTTCTCCTGAGGCTACCATAGACATAGCACTAGAACTTAAATTATTATCTCTGCAATATTGATTCAAGTTGCTTATGCATACAACCTCTCCATTAGGTGTTATAATTTCCCATTCTTCAATTCTAGATTTTAAAGCAGCTTCGTGCAATTTTTTGTTGTGCTCTTCCGATAATGGTTTTCCATATTGGTGGTGTTTTTCTCCACGTTTCTTTTCTGATATCTTGGCTCTAATTTCGGGTTTTTTAGCAATATTATTATCACCCCTCATTTGTTCACTCTTTATTTGTCTCCACTTTTCATTTTTGGTTGTTATTTCTTTTTCTGAAGACAAATATATTTTTCTCTCTCTCACGAAATATCTACCACCAATGTTGGTATTATAATAACCATCATCCAATAAAACATTTCTATCCCATTGCTCTTTTTCTTCCCAAAATGTCATTTGTTTTTTGTATATACATAAGTGTATGATAGTTCTTTTAAAGTTTTCTTTTCCAAATATATCAATATCTTTTTTTAATTCATCGGATGAACCATAATAATCTTTCCAATCCGATTCTTTAGTTTCTCTACGGCCAGTTTTTTTGTTTTTACGTCTAGACCAAAAATGTTTTTTACCAACATACAATTTATTACTAGTAAGGTTCTCAATGATATACACAAACCCCTCATATGGATTTTTTTCAGGTGTTTCGAATGATTTGTTTTTATACAGCCAGTCCATGTTAATTCCTTTTATTCATACCATACCATATATATAAAATAAGGAAATTAGGATAAAAGAACTTAACAAACTATGAAATACTGTAAAGAACAAGATTCGTTACCTAAAAAAAGGAAAACCATGGCTCGCAAGACAACCGCCAATACAGTCATTGAAACTGAAAGAGTTTCAAAACCATCCAATCACCTCAAACTGAGGCTTGATGACCTTAAAACATTTGACCCATTGACAGATAATCAAAAACTATTCTTTGATGCATATAAACGTGGAGATTATTTTGTAGCACTACATGGTGTTGCAGGTACAGGTAAAACCTTTTGTGCCTTGTATAAGGCCATTGAAGAAGTGATGGACAAATCAAACCCATTTGCTAAGATTATTATTGTTCGCTCTGCCGTACAGAGCCGTGAGATTGGCCACCTGCCAGGTGATGTAAATGAGAAGATGGAAATCTATCAACAACCCTATCGCCAAATCTGTGAGACACTATTTGGTCGCAAGGACGCATGGGATAGATTAGAGGAACAAGGCCACATTGAATTCATATCTACATCATTCATTCGTGGTATGTCCTTTGATGATGCCATCATTATCGTGGATGAGATGCAGAATATGACCTTTGAAGAAATTGACACCGTAATGACCCGTGTTGGTTACCGCTCAAAGATTATATGGTGTGGTGATTACAGGCAGACCGACTTGAATAAAAAGAAGAATGATGTAACAGGCATTCTTAAATTCTTTGATGTGGCACACCACATGAATGCCTTCACTCGCATTGAGTTTACACCTGATGATATTGTACGCTCATCATTGGTTAAAGACTACATTCTTGCCAAACTACAATATGAGGATGCAATGGACTAAGGCAATAGAGTCCGAACTCTAGTGAAAATTGTTGCATTGCAACATATATAATAGTATAATCACTAATATCGTAAACACTATGTTCAGACTCTTTTCTTACCTATTATCCTTCTTTGAAGGCAACACTTACCAATCACGCTTGGACAGATACATTGCCAGTCGTAATGTGGTTGATGCATCACAATTAGAATACTATGTGAGAGAGTTTGAACGTAACCAACATAAGGCATATCTGTGAAAAACATTCTAAACATCATCTACAAAAAATTTGCAACCATCGGCAGTTTCACTAAGGAATACCGAAAATTCAAACACGGCGCAGCCCGCTATTAATTTAACTATCACCTAAGGAAATAAACCATGGCTAATTCAATTTTCACACCACTATACTTTGCTAACTATTTTGTTGACCAAGTACAAGATGCAAAGAACAAGGTTGTTGACACATTCGTGTTTGATGACAAAATCAAAGCATCTATTAAAGATTTCGTTGAAGCTCAACGTGACTTTACCAAACAAGTAAACCGCACAACTAATGAAGTTGCTGAGTTGACAGCAGTAACCATTAAAGAAATGGCTGAGAAAACAGTCAAAGCCGCTAAGATTTAATTGTTATACATATGCTTTGGAGGATATCTAAAGCATATGAAAAAATTAATAGCGCATCGTGCAAATAAACGATTTATGGATGTAGCATTCAAATCACAATCGTGGCAACCAACTGAACGCAATGGATGGATTATTAAATTCTCCATTTTCAATGATGACAAGATATTGTTTGTGTTTCTCTCCAGATATACAGGCCAGACAGTTATCAGAGAGTTTGATGATGAAGATGCCGCTGTGGACTATATCAACCTCATAACCGATTTAGATGCCGAAGAATGGCACGTACTATAATCAGGTATAGACCCGCTTCGGCGGGTTTTCTATTTGTACCGCAATAAAATTATGGTTAGTATATAATGTTATATCAGGAGAATAAAATGAATGACAAATTGAAAGAGATTGCCCTACAAGCAGGCGGCAGTCATTACCCTGTTGTTGGTGGGGAAACACTAGAGAAATTTGCCCGTCTATTGATTGCCGAGTGCATTGATGCGGTAAAGAATACACCAACAACAGCCGCATTTACTACATTTGATTTGGGTGTGGTTGATAATACAATTGCAAATAGTGTCAAAGCCATTGAGCAGAGGTTTATGTAAGAAATGATTGACCTCATAAATGCCTTTTTGGCTGGTGTATTTGCCACACTACTGTATCAAATTGTGACAAAATTAGACCTCGTTGGTAATTTAATACAATTATTTAAAGATTGGTCTAAAAAATGAACCATTATCAAAATTATAACATTATTGGTGATGTGTACCGAGAAACCGAGGTTTATTCTGTTATAGATAACCTACAGTTGGATAAGCTTGTATTGTCTCAGGTCACCTTGCATAAGCATCAGGAGACTAGAGGCCATGTACATGATGGCTGTGAAGAAGTATATTTCTTTCAGTTTGGTGAAGGCCAAATGGTTATAGGTGATGAAGTTGAAACCGTAACTGCTGGTTCTATTGTATTGGTGCCAGATGGCCAGTTTCATAGAGTTATCAATAGAGGCCTCTCCGACCTCGTATTCCATACAGTTTACAACAAGACACAAAGCAGAACAGTATATGCAAAATAACCATTGGGGTGAACCGGATGATGTAGAGCCAATGCCAGATTGGATGTTGGCCGAGACACACCGCAACCAGAACTATAGACCATTTAAGGGCAAGAGTTTAACCGAGATGATTGAAGATGCCTTGAAGAAACCTCCAGTACCAATTATCATACAGGAACCAAGAAATGATTAATTTTAAGACCTTCATTAAAGAAGATATCCGATTAGGTAGAGTAAAACGCTTTGCTACTAAAGCACATGATGAATGGCGCAAGAACTTTGACCCAACCGGCACCAAAGAACGAATCAAAAACAATAGTGATGGTACAAAGGGCAATATCAATGTACCATTTAACAAATTACATCCTGATTGGCAGAGAGAAAACCTTGCCGCTGGTAAGGCAGCTCTAGAAGCTACTAAGAGGCATCCAAAAGATATTGAGAAGGCTGCAGAGCATGTCCACAATGAGTGGATGAAACGTAATCCAAAGGGTGAACACAATGCCTCTCAGCATGTACCGTATAGTGAGCTATCTGATAGCGAGAAGGAAAAAGATAGAGTCCATGTCCGTGCCATGCAACGAATACAGAATAGATAACCATGACCATTGATATAGTAATTTTTATTGTAATACTAGTTGTTGGCATTGCCGCAGTGGCATGGGACGTGAGTGATGCACCAAAAGATGAGTAATCCAACCAATATTCCACCTCAAACCTTCCACGTTGAGATGATGATAGACCCTGTGCTATTTGAAAAGATAATGAGTGATGAGAAATACAAAGAGCATATCAAAGACAGGTTAGCCATTGATTTGGCCAAATGTTTGCTTGAGAGTAACCGTACCACATTTACCTATTCAGAGGACATTGATAGTGATAATTACTATGTCCGTGCAAGGATTATAGTATAATGGAAATAAGGTTGGTAATGACCTAATTACCGAAACCATGTGATTTACCTGTGGATAACCTGTGTATAAGTAGGTAGTAACCGAGCTCAGCCAATAGTGAGAAAACCGTTAGCTTATGTCAGGCCAATATAAATTAAAAAGGTGCCCTAGTTGTAATAAAGAACACCGCAAGAGAGGACTATTCTGCG